GCCACGCAGTTCATTGAGCAGCTTGGCGAACAGATTGCCGGCGGCGACGACGATATGGGCGAAATGCCCGAACAGATGCCGGGCCTGATGCCCGACATGGCAGCGCAGCCACATGCGCCCCTACCGGAGGGTGATCCGGGCTTTATCGCGGGCTGATCCGCGCCAACAAGGAACCCCCACAACATGACGGATGTGACGGACGGCCAGATGGCCGAGCCGGGCAGCACTCCTTTGCCCGACGCGCCGGATAGCGCGGCACAGGTCGAAAACACGGCGGAAGCGACCAACGCCGAAACCCCGGAAACCGAAGCCCCGGAAGCGCCAGAGGACGCGGATAGCCGCAAGCCCAATGGCGTGCAGAAGCGCATCGCTGAAATCACCCGCGAAAAGTATGACGCACAGCGGGAAGCCGCCGCCGCGAAGGCCGAACGTGACCTGCTGAAGGCCATGCTCGACCGGGCCAATGGCGTGCAGCCCGACGCTGCGCCGCAAGTGACACAGGCCCCACAGGGCAAGCCGACGCTTGAACAGTTCGACAGCTATGAGGACTTCGCCGAAGCCCTGACTAATTGGAAGGTCGATCAGCGGTTCGCCCAGATCGAGGCCGAAAAGCAGGCAAAGGAAGCCGTCAGCGCGTTTGAACAGCGCGTGCAGGCTTTCCGGGCCAAGATGCCGGACTTTGATGCCGTCATCACCGCGCCCGATCTGCCCGTGACGCCGGATATGGCCGACGCCATCCGCGCGTTCGAGAACGGGCCGGAAGTTGCCTATCACTTGGGCACCAACAAGGCCGAAGCCGCGCGCATTGCCGGCCTCAGCCCCGTCATGCGGATCGCAGAACTTGGCCGCATCGCCGAGCGCCTTGCCGTCAAGCCGACACCGAACCCCAAACCGCAACCGCCTGCGCCACCCAAGACCGTCAACGGCCTGTCCGCTGCCGGGGTGAAGAACCCCGACACGATGAGCCTTGCCGAGTTTGCGGAATGGCGCCGCGCGGGTGGCGGCCGATAGCAACCGCATAGCCTGAAAGGGCCTTCACAATGTCCAATACCCTGATCACCCCGTCCATGATCGCCAAGGAAGCGCTCATGGTGCTGAAGAACAACCTGCCGTTCACCCGGTCGGTTTACAACGACTACACCCCGGAATTCAGCCGCACCCCGAACGGGTGGAAGGTTGGCCAGACCGTGAACGTCGCTGTGCCGCCGCGCTACACCATCCGTTCTGGCGCCAACATCTCGCTGCAGAACGTGGTGGAACCGACCAAGGCCATCCAGCTCAACAACCAGGTCGGTGTTGACATGACCTTCACCTCGGTCGAACTCACCCAGTCGCTGTCGCGTTTCAGCGAATATGTGGTGGCCCCGGCCGTGGCGGCGATTGCCAACCGCGTGGAAACCGACGGTCTGGCGCTGGCCCGCACCCGCACCTTCAACCAGGTCGGCACGCCGGGCACCACGACCTCGGCGCTGGCGGATTACCTGACGGCCGGCGCGGTGCTGACCAACAACGGCTGCCCGCGTGATAACATGCGCTATGCGCTGATGACGCCGACGCAGGAAGCCGCGACTGTTGACGCCTCGAAGGGCTTCTTCAACAGCCAGACGCAGATCGCCAAGCAGTATGAAGCCGGCTCCATGTATCAGTTCGCCGGCTTCAAGGGCGATGCGTCGCAGAACCTGCCGACCCACCAGGTTGGCCCGCTGGGCGGCACCCCGCTGGTCAACGGCGCCGGTCAGGGCATCACCACCGGCTTTGCTGAAACCGGCACGCTGGTCACTGACGGTTGGACGGCTGCGGCCGCCCTGCGTCTGCGCCAGGGTGACGTGTTCACCATTGCGGGCGTGTTTGCGGTCAACCCGCAAAACCGCCAGTCCACGGGCCGCCTGCAGCAGTTCGTTGCGCTGTCGGACACCTCGTCGGACGCTTCGGGCAACGCCACGATCTCGATCGCACCGGCCATCATCAGCGCCGGCCAGTTCCAGAACGTGAGCAACGCGCCGGGCGACAACCAGCCCCTGACCGTGGTCGGTGCCGCCAACACGTCCAGCCCGCTGGGTCTGGTGTATCACAAGAACGCCTTCGCGTTCGTCTCGCGTCCGCTGGAAATGCCCAACGGCGTGGACTTCGCGGCGGTGGAAACTGACCCCGACACCGGGATCAGCATCCGCGTGGTGCGCCAGTATGCCATCGGCACCGATACGTTCCCCTGCCGTTTGGACGTGCTTTACGGCTGGCGCGATCTGTATCCGGAATGGGCCTGCCGTCTGGCCAACTAAGACGGGGAGGGGCGGCTTTCGGGCCGCCCCTTCACTTTTCGGGGGCATTTCTCTTGATCACATGCGGACAGCGGCAGCATGGCACGGCCCGGTTGCGGGTGAAGGTGCCAGGCGCTTTGCCGGCTGAATTGCGCCCGATGTGGCGCGAAATCACGGATTTTCGCAGCACGCGGCAAGGCGGCGGTGATGGCACCGCATTGCTGGCCCGTGTCTGCAGGGAGGCCGACGCCAAGGGCGTGGGCTTGGTGCTGCTGGCCGACGATGATCGGTTGGCGGCTTGGTATGAACGCCACGGATTTGCCCGCTTGCCGGGTGATGCGCGGCTGATGGCGAGGGCAGCGCATGGCAACAGCATCTGACATGATCCGCCGCTCGCTTGTGCTGGCGACGTGCATTGCCGAAGATGAAACGCCCACCGCCGAGCAGCTTGCCGACGGCCTGGCCGACATGAACGACCTTGTGGCCGCATGGCAGCTTGAAGGGCTGAACTGCGGCGGCCCCTATGTGGCGACCGACGAACTGGCCGTGCCCGACAGCTTCATGCGGGCGCTGCGGTTCAATCTGGCGGTTGAATTGGCCCCGTCCTACGGCGTGTCGGCGCAGAATGTCATGATCGGCCGCAACAGTCTTGCGGACATTGCCGACAAGGCCAAGGCGCTGGCGCAGGGCGTGTCCATGGATGTGCCGGACGCGGTGTTCGACGGCCCGCTGCAGGCGATTGGCTGGAATGCCGGCAATGGCTGGTGGTGGCGTCCTTGATCGAGGTTCCATTCGCCCTTGGCGCCTACAGGCGCAGCGCCGGCAATGTGCCCGAATTGCGTCTGGTCAACTGCTTCGTGGAGAAGTCGCCGGCCAGTCCGACAGGCATCATTCTGCTGCAGCGGCCGGGCATGGCGATTTATGGCGACTTCGGCGCAGATCCGGTGCGCGGGATTTATGCCCAGGCTGGCACGTTCAACGGCGACCCCATGATTGCAGCGGGCGGCCTGCTTTACCGTGGCACGTCGCTGGTGGGTGCGCTGCCGGGCTTTGAGCGCGTGGTGATGGCCGGCGACGGCGATGAGATACTGATCGCCACGGTTGATGCGCTTTACCGGACGGACGGCGGTGCCGTTGCCCCGGTGGCGTTCCCTGACAGCGCGGGCGTGATGAGCGTGGGCTATCTTGGCGGCTATTTCCTTGCCGGCCGAGTGGGTTCGCAGAAGTTCTATTGGTCGGCGGTGCTGGATGGCACAAGCTGGAATGCGCTCGATTTTGCCAGCGCCGAACGTGCGCCGGACAATCTGGTGGCGCTGTTTGTGACCGGCGATGAGCTGTGGCTGTTTGGCGAGCAGACGACCGAAGTGTGGACGCCAACGGGCGATCCTGACGCGGCGTTCACCCGCATCGCCGGCCGACTTTATCCGCGCGGCTGCCGGGCGCGAGACACGGTGGCGGGGCTGGACAACACCGTGTTTTGGGTGGGCGACGATGGCATTGTTTATCGCGCCGACGCTGTGCCACAGCGCGTGTCGAACTTTGGCATCGAAGAGCGCATTGCCAACACGCCGGCCGCCGATCTGGTGGCGTGGGCGTTCGCCTTTGAGGGCCACACCTTCTACGTGCTGGCAACGTCGCAGGGCACGTTCGCCTATGACGCATCGACGGGTGAATGGGCCGAATATGCCAGCTTGGGCTATTCCCGGTGGCGTGCGCATCTTGGCGTGATGCTGCCCGATGGCACGGTGCTGGCCGGCGATGAGACCAGCGGCAAGGTGTGGCGCGTCACCCGCGACGTGCCGGATGACGACGGCGTTGCCATGCAGCGCATTTTTACGGCCGCGCTTCCCATCGGCAACGAGGGCATCCGCGCCGACGGCATCAGCCTG